AAGAGGAAGAGAGGAGGAGTCGCATCAGGCCATCAGTGCAGGACATGGCTGAGCCTACGCGGTTCAGCGACATGGCTGGTCCTGCGTACACGACTGGCGCTACGGCCAGCTTGTTTGCGCCGGGTGCTGGCGTTGTTGATATCTTTGGCGGTGCGCCTGATCCCATGCAGCCGGGTCAGATGCTGCCCAGCTTTGGTCAGAACGTCACTCAGGGCAATTATCTTGATGCTGGGTTACAGGCGTTGGGTGGTGCTGGCGATGTAATGATGGCGGCTGGTGCTGTCATACCGCCTGCCTTGCCTGCTGCGACGATGCTTGCGACTGCATTAAAGGCACCCAGGGCAGCTAGGGTGGCCGGTCAGGCGGCTGATGCTGCCAAAATTGACCCCAATCAGGCCGCTGGTGCTGCTATGGATTTGGCGCAGGCACGGTATTTTGAGACTGGCCAGTTTGAGGCGCCGACTGCTGAAAACCCTGTTTCGGTAGTTCTGCCGACTGAGACTGAGCCTGGCATTATAGCGTTTCATGGATCTGGCGCGGACTTTGATGAGTTCCGGCTGGAGATGATTGGCACTGGCGAAGGCGCACAGGCTTATGGATATGGGCTGTACTTTACTGATAGTGAGGACATAGCCAAGTTCTACAAAGATGCTTTAGGTTCAGGAAACCTTGTGCTGCCTAGTGGCCAGACCGTTCGCACTACAAATCTTGGAGACATGGCAGTGGTTGAAGATGCGCTGCCAAGTGAGCTTGAGCAATTAGGCGTTATCAACCAAGCGCCTGACGGCACTGCTAGATACAATAAGCCTTCTGTTTTGATTGCTGAAGCGATTGGTGAGGCTGGGTCAGACGATTTAGTAGGCAATACAAGAAAATATCTTGAAACAAAACTAGAGACAGAATCCTCATTTGAGCGCCAAAAGCTCGGTTTTACCAAAGCTGAAAGTGACGCGCTTGAGCAGGCAAACATTAATGCTTTAGCGGCTTTTGATAGAATGATTGAGGCTGGAATAGAGACAAAAACAGGCAAAATCTACAAAGTCGCGCTGTCTCCCAAGCCTGACGAATTGCTCGATTATGACTTGCCACTGAACCAGCAGCCTAAATTTTTTGACACTTTAAAGCCTCTTTATGAAGAATATGGTGTTGCTGAAACGGCAGATATCGGCACGTTGTTTGAAAGCATAAGAAATCAGCGTGGAATTTCTGCACAAAGTTTGAGCGAACGACTATCTGCGGCTGGCATCCCCGGCATCAAATACCGTGCTGCTGGCTCTAGGGGCGCTGGCACCACTGATGAGGCCGCAGAGCGGAACTATGTCATCTTTGACGATAAAGCTGTTAAAATCCTTGAGAAATACGGCATCATCGGCCCTGTATTGGTGACCGGCGGGGCTGTAGCGGCCACCCAGCGTGGCGGCGATGAGGAAGGTTCTATCTTCCCAGATGCCTAAAACCATCAAGATCGACTATGACCCGCAGCCAAAGCAGGCGGCGCTTCACAAGTGTCGTGCCAAGCAGATCTTGTTTGGCGGCGCTGCTGGTGGTGGCAAGAGCCATGCGGGGCGTTATGACCTGATTGGCTTTTGTCTGGAGAACCCAGGCTTGCAGGCTTTCATTTTCAGGCGGTCGCTGCCTGAGCTGGATGCCAACCATATACAGCCGTTGAAGCGTGAGTTGCCGCGGGAGCTTGGCAACTACAATGAGACGCGCAAGCGCTATGAGTTTTTCAATGGCAGTTCGATCCAGTTCCAGTATTTGGAGCGGGACAGTGATTGTGATCGTATTCAGGGAACTGAGATACATATAGCGCTGGTTGATGAGGCGGGTCAGATGACGCCGTATCAACTTGGCTACATCAAAAGCCGTATGCGTCTGGGCAACTTCCAGCCCAAGCAGGAAGGCTTTTTGCCCCGGCTGGTGATGACGGCCAACCCTGGTGGTCAGAGCCACAATTATTTGAAGGCGCTGTATATCGACCCTGCGCCGGCAGAACAGTATTTTTACGATCACACCATGCGTGATCCGAATGATCCGTCTGACAAGGGCTGGGTGACGATGTACATCCCGGCCAAGATGACTGACAACAAGTATATCGACCCTTCATATGCTTCTAGTTTCTCGGCACTGCCTGATGAGCTGGCCAGGGCGTTGCGTGAAGGCGACTGGGATCTGGTTGTTGGTTCGTTCTTTGGCGATGTCTGGAATCGCGATCTGCATGTCATCAGGCCGTTTGATATTCCTGAGCATTGGACAAAGTTTCGCAGCTTTGACTGGGGTTCAGCCTCGCCGTTCAGTGTTGGCTGGTGGGCCGTTGCTGATGATGACCCTGACTTTCCTGATGGGGCGCTGATTAGATACCGGGAATGGTATGGCGCTGCCGGGCCAAATCGCGGCTTGAGAATGACTGCCGAGGAGGTTGGCGCTGGCATCCGCAGCCGTGAAGGGCATGAGCGGATTGATTTCAGTGTCGGTGATCCCAGCATCTGGAAATTCGATGGCGGCCCGTCGATTGGCGAGCGGCTGTCAAAGATGGGGATAAGATTCCGTAGGGCTGACAACAGCAGGGTTGCCGGATGGGATCAGGTGCGCCAGCGCCTGATTGGAGATGATGGTTGCCCAATGCTTTTTGTTTCTAGCGAGTGCACGGACACGATCCGCACGTTGCCAGTGCTTACGCACGACAAGCACAGGGTTGAGGACATTGACACGACTCAGGAAGATCATGCGGCGGATGACATTCGTTACGCTTGCATGGCGAGGCCGTATCAGCGGCGCGCTCCAGAGATTGATGAAGACCCGTGGCGGGAGCCGACCATCGAAGAAATGATGGCTGGGCTTGAGTATGCCAGCAAGCCCAAGGGCTGGAGATTGTAAGTGGAAAGCTACAGCTTTGAAAAAGAGCCGACCGACAAGTTAGAACGGGCGCGGTTCTGGCATCATCAGATTATGCGTGCGCGTCGCTTTGAGGAAAACTGGCGCAATCGCTGCCACGATATCATCGAGCGCTATCGCGACGATCATCCAGAGCGGATGCAGCGTGACGTGCGGATGAACATCTTCTATAGCAACGTCGATACTTTGAAATCAGCGCTGTACTTCAAAACGCCAAAGCCCAAGGTGAGCCGGCGTTTTAGAGACAGTGATCCAGTCGCCCGTTCAGTAAGCACGGTACTCGAACGGGCGCTCCAATATCAGCTTGATGTCTACAACTTCGATGCCACTGTTCGCAGGGCTATCGAGGACATGCTCATAGTCGGGCGCGGCGTCATCAGGCTGGTATATGAGCCGGTGGTGATTGAGGGTGACCCGGAAGTTCTCCCTGTCAGGGTTGCGCCAATCACGGGTGTGGGGGAGGTTGCCCCTGGGCAACTGGGTGAAGTGCAAATTGGCCAGCGTTTTGTGGACGCTGAAGGCAATGAGGTAGAGCAAAGCCAGGTGCAGCAGGGGCCGATGGGGCCGTTCATGCTTGGCGACCCGGTTGAGTTTGTGGCTGAGCAATCAGTGCGCTGTGAATATGTCCACTGGCAAGATTTTGTGATGTCACCGGCACGGTGCTGGGATGACACCTCATGGATTGGCTTCCGGCACCTAATGACCCGCGATGAGCTGGTTGAGGTCTATGGCGCAAAGGGGGAGATGATCCCGCTTAGCTATCACGGCGATGATGGCGGCTATGATGACGACAAGCAGCCGGATCGTGCTGAGGTCTATGAAATCTGGGACAGGCGCAGCCAGAAGCAGCTTTTTGTGGTGCTGAACCATGATGAGATACTGGACGAGTTTGACGATCCTTATAATCTTGACGGCTTTTGGCCTATGCCGGAGCCTCTTTACGCCATATCGACCACCGACACCTCGCTGCCTGTCCCTGAGATATTCAGCTATGAGGACCAGATTCACGAATTGGATCTGATCACACAGCGGATTGCCAGCCTGACAGAAGCGCTGAAACGGCGCGGCGTCTACGATGCCAGCTTTCAGGAGCTGCAGCGTCTAGCAGAGGCAAGTGACAACGAGTTTGTCCCAGTTGACAACATGGCCATGCTCCAGGCTGGCGGTGGTTTGGCCAACGTCATGCAGGAAGCCCCGCTTGATAATCTTATCAAGGCACTCGGGCAGCTCTATCAATCACGCCAGATCGTGATCCAAACGATTTACGAGATCACCGGCATCTCGGACATCATGCGTGGCACAAGTGCCAGCCGCGAAACGGCTACCGCCCAGCGGATCAAGGGCCAGTTTGGCGCTATGCGGCTGATGAACCGGCAGCGACTTGTTGAACAGTTCCTTGACCAGATCATGGAGCTGAAGGCTGAGCTGATGGTTGAAAACCTAGAGCCAGAGGTTCTGAGCAAAGTCACCAGCGTTGTGGTCACGCCAGAGATGGTGGCGCTGATGCGTGATGAGCGCACGCGCAACTATCGGATTTCGGTTGATACAGAAGAATCTGCTGCTGTTGACACAGCTATAGAGCAACAGCGCCGCACAGAGTTTTTAACCGCAACCGTGCAGTTTCTGCAGGCGATCGGCCCGTTGGTTGCCAGCGGTGCAGTGGGCTTTGAGCAAGCCAAGCAGATGCTGCTTTTTGCTGCCAAAGCGTTTCCTGGTGCGCGTGACCTTGAAGAGACGCTTGAGGCCATTCAGCCGCCACAGCCAGGGCCAAGCCCTAGCGATAATCTGGTTGAGGTCGAGGCTGCAAAGGTACAAGCGCAAACACAGCAGGCGGCTGCCGATGCCCAGGTGAAAGTTGCACGTCTGCAGCTCGATCAGCAGAAGGCAGCGCAAGATGCCCAGTTCAAGCAGCAGAAGCTGGAGATTGATGCAGCCAAAGTGGTGACAAAGGGATGAAAAACACCGAAGCAGTCGGCAAAATAACCTGGCTGCTAGGCCAGAGTGAGGCGCACTGCAACTGGACTGTGGACGATATCCACCGCCTGATCTTGCCGCCGGTTGCCTTGCAGCAGTTCCGCATCTGGGAAGTTGAAAGCCATCCTGTCGGGTTTGTCACCTGGGCCATGCTGAATGAAGAGGCACAGCAGGGATACTGGGACGGCACCAGGCTGTTGCAGCCGGATGATTGGT